GTGACCACTCAATTAAATGGGCGTATTGCCCCTTCTCCACCGCCTCCTTTCTCGAAGCGCACCGATGATACATTCGTCGGTGCTTACCCCTGGAATGCTCCACGTTCTGCAATTGGCCGTGACAGACCCCTTACACGTGGCGAATTCCGTCAGGTGCAAGGTGTTTTAGGTAAAGTTAATCGCCTGCCATATGTCTTAAAAACGCTGTTTAACTCGCGTTATGATTTCATCCGTCGTAATAAAAGCCCTCTTCATGGTTTCTATTTCCTCAAAAACACTGTCGAGAAAAGGGTAGGGCCGCGTCTTGAGCGGGTCAATCAGCTAAACGGAATGAACGAGACGGCATCGCTACTCTTCCTGAGTGAGCGCGAAAGCTATTCGCGTTTAGCGGGTATGAGTGACAAGGCTCTCAAAAAATTTGCTGCCCGTATCGCTTCGCAGCTCTATGTTGCTTATGAGGAACTTAGCGACGCTTGGGCTGATACTCACGGCGGTAAAGAAACTCTTTTCACTGATGAGGCTCAGGCGCATTTGTATGGTCACGTCGCTGGTGCAGCTCGCGCATTCAACATCACACCGATGTTCTGGAAAAAATACTGCAAAGGGCAAATTACGATTCGCAAGGCATTTTCCGCTATATCTCGTTTGATTAATGATGAGTGGTGGATTAACCAGTTTAAGGCGCAGCGTATGCGTTGGCACGAGGCATTGCTGATTGCAGCCGGTGAGGTGAATAAAGACCGTTCCCCATACGCCAGCAGAACGGCGATCCGCGATGTGCATTCTCGCCGCCTGGCTAATCTCGAATACCTCAAATCTTGCGAGCTGGAAAACAAAGTTACCGGTGAGCGTATCGATCTCATCAGCAAAGTCATGGGAAGTATTTCAAACCCTGAAATCCGTCGTATGGAACTGATGAACACTATCGCAGGCATTGAACGCTATGCGGCTGGGCAGGGTGACGTCGGTATGTTTATCACTATCACCACGCCATCGAAGTATCACCCTACACGTCAGGTCGGAAAGGGCGATAAAAAGACGGTGCAACTTAATCACGGTTGGAATGACACCGCTTTTACGCCGAAGGATGGTCAACGGTATTTATGCCGTATCTGGAGCTTGATGCGTACAGCCTTTAAAGATAATGATTTGCAGGTTTATGGTATGCGCGTTGTAGAGCCGCATCATGACGGAACGCCGCACTGGCACATGATGCTTTTTTGCAAACCAGAGCAACGTAAACATATTACTGAAATCATGCGACGCTATGCCTTAAAGGAAGATGGCGACGAAAAGGGTGCAGCAGCACAGCGTTTTGAAGCGAAGCACCTAAATCAAGGTGGTGCAGCTGGTTACATCGCAAAATACATTGCGAAGAATATCGACGGGTATGCACTTGATGGGCAAGTCGATCACGATACCGGTAAACCTCTCACTGATACTGCAGCAGCAGTAACCGCATGGGCGTCAACGTGGCGTATCCCGCAATTCAAATCTATTGGCCTGCCGACGATGGGAGCTTATCGCGAGCTGCGCAAACTGCCTCGCGGGGTAAGCATTGCTGATGAATTCGATGAGCGTGTCGAGGCGGCTAGAGCTGCAGCTGATGATGGTGAATTTGACCTGTATATCGCAGCGCAGGGTGGGGCGAATGTTCCACGCGATAGCCAGACCGTCCGTGTGGCTCGTAACGTGACTGATGAGGTCAACGCCTATGAAGAGGATATAGAGAGAGTCGTGGGCATCTACGCTCCGCACTTGGGCTCTGAGCTGGTACATGTTACCCGTACAGCCGAATGGCGCATCGTTCCAAAGCTGTTGGTCGTTGAGCCGTTGACTTTAAAAAGCGGCATTGCCGCGCCTCGGAGTCCTGTCAATAACTGTGGAAAGCTCACCGGCGGTGATACTCCAGTTATGACACCCACACCGTCTGAGCATGCCGCAGCGGTGTTAAATCTGATTGAGCGCGGAGTTATCGGATGGAATGAGCCAGACGTCATGAAGGCGCTTAACGGTGCGTTAAAAGCTGGCATCCCTCGCAAAAATCGCCAACAAAGAAGCAATGCGCTACTCAAAACGAGCGAGCAAGCTCCATCAGCCAGAATGACAAACCCAGAAAGGGATCTCGTGGCGAAAATTCGTTTCGATTTGGCTCAAGAGGGCGTTACTCCGGAACAGTGGGAGCTTGAAGCACTGGCACGTGGGGCAACGGTGATTTATGGCGATAAAAAATTTGTATACCCGATTACAGAGGAATAGGGGAATCATGAATGGGAATAATTTATGATATAAAATCAATTCCTTACGTTATGTTTGTGAACTCAGCTCTGATTTGAGCGACCTCCGACTGCTCGAAATGTTGTAAATGCTCATCATCTGGTTTAAAGTGTTTTCATGCCAACGACTAGGAGTATCTCCAGTCATTAATGTTGGCCTCTACAGGCCTTGATATAGTGTTGCTCTTGTACTGCCTTCTCTTTCGGGAGAAGGTATGTACAAGAAGTAAGGCCTGCGAAAGGGAGGGTCTGGGGTGAGAAAACACTAGAGTTAAAGTATTCATCTTAGAATCCATTCAACTCAAAAAACAAAAGCCCAGCCAACGATGAAACCCCTCAGTCTCGAAAAAGCCTTCAATATCGCATTCTTCGACAAAGATTCCTTTCAGAACTTTCTTTCATTTGAACCATTTCAGCAAACTAAATTTACAACATTTGATGAAAGATTAATTGCTGAACCTAGCTCTAAACTTAAAGAGTATCATAAATTCATAAATGAATTTGTTCTTTCTTACTTGAAAGTAAATAAGGATGTTGTATTTTCGTATAGAAAAGGAAGTAGTACCTATGATGCAGTAATACTTCACGCCAAAAGTAAAGTATTCTTCAATACTGATATTAAAAGTTTTTTCCCTTCGATAACTCGTGAATACGCACGATCGGTTTTAGTTAATAACTTATTGCACGTTCCCATATCTGATTTAAATGTACACCTAGATAAAATATTGGATTATATTATTATCGATAACTCGTTACCTGTAGGTTTTCCGACATCACCAGCTTTCAGTAATGCGTGCTTATACGAATTTGACGTTGCGATGCAGCAATATTGTGCTAAACATGGATATGTGTTCACGCGCTATTCGGATGATATTATTATCTCTTCTGAAAATGATGAGGGTTTTGATAATATTAATTCTATTGTAACCGATTTACTAGGTGAGTTTGGTAAGGGGCATTTCAGACTAAACTCAGCAAAAACAAAACTGGTAAAAAAAGGTAATAAAATTAAGTTGCTAGGAATGGTAGTCTTACCCTCTCAGATAATCTCTGTTGATATTAAAGTAAAAAGAAAACTTGAGCATTTAATTCACTTTTACATAACAGATAAAGGTAAGTTTATAGATTCGATATTAAAAGATCCTAAGGTTAAAACTAGCGGCTTGAATGATAGTGAGATCCTAGAAAAGGGAGTTAATACCGTTTCCGGCCTTTTGAATCATATAAATACAATCGATAAAAGTTATCTCGATAAGCTTAAGAAAAAATATGGTAACACGATTGTTGATATGTTTTTTTACAAGAATGTAAATTAAAATGAAAATAAAGATTGAGATCTCAAAAATCCAGCATGTCGAGTATATGTCATTTGCTATTGATCTTTCTGAAAACAAACTGACTTGTATTGTAGGGAAGAACGGTGCTGGAAAGACAACACTAATTAAAGCAATTAAAAATCTACAATCTGCAGATACATTCATAAAGACATCTTCGAGATATATATTCAATCCTGAAAGTAGTATTGTGTATAATATAAATGACCACGATATAACATATGTCTATGATGAAAATTTAAAAGTAATAGATACCAAGCAGATAATCCCAGCAGAGATAAAATCTAATCTTTATGTTGAGTTGCCCATTCCACATGGAATGAGATTCAATAACTTCCCAACACTTAGTAAAATTGATACAGAACTTAGAAAAAGTATTGCGTTTGAAAATTATAGTGTTCCTGAAGATTTGATAAATATATTTAATGAAGTATATCAGTCGTCATCTTATAATAATCTTAAGTCATTTTCTGTTAAAAATGAAACCTTCTACTTCAGATTGAATGAGAGTGGAACATATATAAGGGAAGATTACTTCAGTTCGGGTGAGTATTTTATTTTAAATTTATTTAGAATGATTGAGCTCAAGAGAAAATTTATAGTTATTGACGAGATAGATATATCGCTAGACTCCTCAGCACAAGTCCATCTTATAGCAGTTCTAAGAAAGTATTGCCAGAGACACTTGGTGAATATAGTGTTCACAACACATTCACTTGCTTTAATGCAAACGTTGAATGATGATGAGTTATACTACATGTGCGAAAGTGATGCTGGTACAACTATTACAAATCGTTCATATAATTTTATAAAAAGTACACTTTTTGGATTTAAAGGCTGGGATAAATACATTCTTACTGAAGATGAAGTCCTGCAAAATTTCTTAGAATACATAATTAACGCTCATGGAAATGACTACTTCTACGAATATAAAATAATATATGTTGGTGGAGGGACTAATGTCATTGATTTAATGCGTCGTAATGAGAAGGAAGCATTTCTAACTACTCAGGGAAATGTTATCTCTGTGTTGGACGGAGATCAATTAGGTTTGAGGCATGCTCGAGGTGATAATACTTTATGTATACCTTTCCAAAGCGTCGAGAAAGATTTTTATGCGGCATACGGGCAAGATGAGTCGATTCCGAGAGTTACCATTAGAGGCAATGATAAACTTGATAAGCAAGTTTATCGTGGGGTAGTGAAGACCTTTAACAACGGCTGGGATGAAACTAGAGTTTTTGAATACCTTGAGAGATTAAAACCTGCTGAGTGTGAAATATTTAGGCAACAAATAAGAGCATTTCTCCAAAGAGATATTTCAGCAGAGGGTTAAATTTAATCTTCGTAATCTCATGCATTTCTATCTGCATGAATTTGCATTTGAAAATTCCAATTCTTTGTCGCGAGCTATGCCACGTCAGGTGCGGCTCTGGACTCATAACGCAACTGCATTAAAAGCGACCCGTCAAGCGCGCAGGCGAGGCGGGGATAGCACTGCGCGCCAGAGGTGGTGACAGCATTTAATTTAATGCGTCTGTGGTTGTCGTGACGGCGCTGACGCTTTGCAGGTCTGCGATGTGTGTCGGTGGGATTGTGTGGCGTGTGGCGTGTGGCGTGTCTGAGGCTCTCAGGGATGAAGCCGCCCGGGGGCGGCATTTTTGCAGGGTTATTCTGATTCGAGGCTGTAATCTTTAAAGCGGATCACCTCCATCCCGAGCCAGTCGTTAATCTCTTTAAAACGCTCCTGTAACGGGGTCAGTTCGTTACGCACAAACACCCGCGCCACTTTTTCAACATCCCCCATTGAGCCAATATTTTCCGGCTTGCCGCCCATGAGCTGGAACGGTACGCGGTGCGCATCGAGCAGGTCAGCGGCGCTCACCTTTTTGATATTGAAAAAGTCATCTTTCGTGGCGACTTCACTCAGCGGCACTATCTTGATGCCATCCGGTTTCCCGTTAGGCGCATAGAAAAACAGGTTTTTAAAATTCCCGAGTCCCTTTGAATCACGCATTGCAGAGCGCAGCGACTCGACGTCGGTGCTGCTCTGTGCCGCGTCGGTGACATACATGATGTAACCCGCGTGCGCGCCATTCTGGTAATACTTGCGACGAAAAAGGGTGGCGGATTCATTCAGCCAGGCCGAATTGAGTGCGCTCAGGTATTCCGGCATGCCGTAAAGCTCCTGATTGATATCAGGCTCCAGCAGGTGAAATACCGAGCCGGGTGCGAACGGGTGCGGGTTGTTAAAGCTCGATATGTACCAGTAAACGCCATCCTCGACACCACGGCGGGTATATTTAGCGGGTGATGTTTCCAGTTTTAAAAGCTGGCCGGTAACGCTCATGCGTTTCTCAAGATAGCCGTTGGCAAAGACCAGATAATCCAGCACGAGGCGGCTGAAATCCTGACGCGACAGGAGCGGGTGCGGGATGTAGGTGCTCGTCAGAATATTTCGTTTCACGTAAATCGGCGAGCTGTGATGCACAGCGGCGCGCAGGCTTTTTGCCAGACCTGAGAAATTGACCGGCGGCTCGTACCACTTCCCGTTATTGATGCACTCGACATAATCGAGGATATCGCGGCGATCCAGAACGGCGGAGGGCTCGCCAAAGGTGAACGCCTCCATTTTTTGCGGTGCGCTGGCGGTCGTTGTGGCGGGGTTCTTCTGTTGTTTTTTCATGTCAGTTAATATCCAGAATTGACGTTGAATGCATGCCGCTACCGGCGGAAAGTGGCTCGTTTAACAGGGCGTGCATGGTCGCCCATGCGATATCCGCGTGGCTGGCCTCTTCGCTGCGGCTGGCTTCATAGGTGGAGCTGCGCCCGCTGCTGGTCATGGTTTTACGGATAGCCATAAATGACTGTGTGATGTCGGTTGCCCCGGCGTCGTATTCCAGACAGCCGCGTCTGATGGTATCTTTCGCTTTCAGCACCATCGCGGTTTTCATTTCCGGCGTGTAGCGAATGGCACGCGCCGCCGGGAAAAACGAGCGCACGAGCTGGTAAACCCCCTGGCCGATGCCGGTCGCATCGATGCCGATATACTCGACGCAGTATTTTTCGGTCAGCTCGCGGATGGCCTCGGCCTGTGTCGCAAAATCCATGCCTTTCCACTGGTGACGCTCAAGGATGCGGAACTTGCCACCGGCAACTAGTGGCGGAGCCAGTACCGCACAGCCTGCGCTGTCGCCGGTGTGTGACGGGTCATAGCCAATCCACACCGGACGCCAGTTAAACGGACGGTCGGAAAACGGCTCGAAGTCCTCCCATTCTTCCATCGCATCGACCATGCAGCGCTGCAGCTCCTCGAACGGGAATACCGATGCCTTGTCGTCGACAAACTCACACATGAAGAGGTTGCGGAAATCATCGGCGCTGTTTTCCTGTTTCAGCTGATCCAGATTAAACAGCGTGCATCCCCCGGCGAGCGCGTCCTCGATGGTGACAATCTGTCGCCACTGGCCGTCCGGGCACAGCACGCCCCCGGCCAGCGCCTTATGACTGATATCGATGTCGACACGTTCGGCGGCGCTGCTGCGTCCCCGGTTGAACAGCTCACCTGACCAGAACGGATACGCGCCATGTGCCAGCGTCGAGGGCGTTGAAAAGTAGGTGGTGCGCAGGTGGGACTGTGACGCCATCCCCGAGGCGACTTTGCGCAGTTTCTGAAAGTTGGGGATCCAGAAGATTTCATCGACATACAGGTCGCCGTTATGACTCTGCGCCGTGTTGGAATTGGTCCCGAGAAAAATCAGCTCTGCGCCGTTGTTGCCGATGACAATCGGGTCGCCTGACAGGTCGACGTCGACCATGCGGGCAAAGGCGATGATGTACTTTCGGAACACGTAAGCCTGCGTCTTACTGGCTGACAAAAATATCTGATTTTGCCCGGTTTTCAGGGCGCGCAGCAATGACTCGCGGGCAAAGTAAAACGTGGCGCCAATCTGGCGCGATTTGAGTATGTGGCGAATACGGTGCGCGATACCGGCCTTGTGCCAGTTGAGCTGATACTCAAAGGATTGATCGAAGAAAATCTCTTCGAGCTTTTCGATGGCCTCATCGCTGAAAAAGTTACGTTTTGGCTTGCGGCGATCGCCTTTGTTGCGGCTGGCAATGTTGGGATTTAAATCTGCCTCGTTTCCTGTCTGGCCGTAGCGGCTGACGCGCGTGAGCCGTTCCATCTGACGTGACAAAAAGTCAGCGACCTTAAAGTCATGCGGCGTGAGGTCAGGCTTTGCATAAAGCTGAATCAGCCGCGCCTCAAGAGTGGATTCGACGCGGTTAAGCGGGGCGGTTTCCTCCCATCCGTCACGCTGTTTCCAGCTCTGCACGGTCGGGCGCTTGACCTGCAGCGTGTCGGCTATTTGAGGCACGGAAAACCCCTGCCAGAACAGCAGGCGCGCCTGTCGTCGCGGGTCGTGCAAAAGGGAGAGGTCAGTCGAAATGGTCATGGTTGCCTCGTGTCAGTGAATACGGGGCAAGGCTAAGGAAATCGCCGGGCATTATCGCTAACCCCCTGTTGTGTCAGGAGGGGCACGTCTGCAAGCGGTGGCTGATGCAGGGCGGAGTCGGGAAACTACACCCGAACCGAAAACCCAACATCAGGACACCTGAACAATGGCAAAGAAAGTTTCTAAATGGTTTCGCATCGGCGTCGAGGGTGACACCTGCGATGGCCGTGTCATCAATGGTGATGACATTCAGGATATGGCGGATACCTTTGACCCGCGCGTCTACGGTTGCCGTATTAACCTCGAACACATCAAAAGTCTCTGGCCTGACAGTCCGTTTAAACGCTATGGCGACGTGACCGAAGTGAAAGCGGAAATCATCAGTGATGACTCTGCGCTGAACGGCAAAAAAGCGCTGTTTGCCAGGATTGCACCGCTTGATGAACTGATGAGTATGGTGCGTGCCGGTCAGAAGGTTTACACCTCGATGGAAATTCGCCCGAATTTCTCCAACACCGGTAAATGTTATCTCGTTGGCCTTGCTGTAACCGATGACCCGGCAAGCCTCGGTACGGAATATCTCGAATTCTGCAGCCGTGCTGCGCAGAACCCGCTCGCCGGTAAAAAAGACCAGCCGGGCGACCTCTTCTCGGTGGCCTCCCTTGCTGAGCTGGAATTCGAGGATGTTCCCGACTCCATGCTCAACAGCCTGACCGACAAGGTCAAATCGATTTTCAGCCGCAAACAGGTCAGCGATGACGCCCGTCTTGCTGATGTGCATGAAGCGGTGACCGCCGTCTCTGAGCAGGTACAGACCAACCTGACCGCCACCGAAACGCGTGTTACTGAGCTGGAAACCGCCTTTGCACAGCTAAAGCAGGACGTGACCAGCCAGACCACGCAAAGCGCGCAGGCGCTTAACGCCCTGAAAAGCTCCCTCGATAACACCGAAAGCTATCGCCAGCCGCGCCGCGAGAAATCGAAAGGCGGGACCGGTGACGAACTGCTGACCAACTGCTGACAGACCTGCCGGGTGTGTGTCGCCCGGCCTGATACCCCCTTTTTAGAGAAACAGGAATAACAATGCGTAAAGATACCCGCTTTAAGTTCAATGCTTACCTGTCCCGCGTGGCGGAGCTGAATGGCGTCGACACCGACGACGTGGCGAAAAAATTCACCGTTGAGCCGTCCGTGACGCAGACCCTGATGACCACCCTGCAGGCGTCATCCGCGTTTTTGACCAAAATCAATATCGTGCCGGTCGACGAGCTGAAAGGCGAAAAGGTCGGAGTTGGTGTCAACGGCACGATTGCGAGCACCACGGACACCGCCGCCGATGACGAGCGTAAGACCGCTGATTTCACTGCGCTTGAGTCCAACAAATACGAGTGCGCGCAAATCAACTTTGATTTCCATATTCGTTACAAACAGCTCGACCTGTGGGCGCGTTTCCAGGACTTTCAGACCCGTATCCGTGACGCGATTATCAAGCGTCAGTCACTCGATTTCATCATGGCCGGTTTCAACGGTATCACCCGCGCGGAGACCTCCAACCGCAAAACGAACCCGATGCTGCAGGATGTCGCGGTGGGCTGGCTGCAGAAATACCGCAATGAAGCTGCCGCGCGTGTGATGTCCAACGTCACCGATGATGACGGCAAGGTTATTTCCGATGTGATCCGCGTGGGTAAAAACGGTGACTATGAAAACCTCGATGCGCTGGTGATGGATGCGACCACCAACCTGATTGATGAGATTTATCAGGATGACCCGGAGCTCGTCGTTATCACTGGCCGTAAGCTGATGGCGGATAAATATTTCCCGCTGGTCAACAGGGCGCAGGAAAACAGCGAAACGTTGGCCGCTGACATCATCATCAGCCAGAAGCGTATCGGCAACCTGCCTGCTGTGCGCGTGCCGTACTTCCCGGCGAATGCCCTGATGGTGACGCGCCTCGATAACCTGTCGATTTACTTCATGGATGATGCACACCGCCGCGCCATCATCGAGGAGCCGAAAAAGGACCGTGTCGAAAACTACGAGTCAATGAATATTGACTATGTGGTCGAGGCTTACGCCGCCGGTTGCCTGATTGAAAACATCAACCTCGGTGACTTCACTGCACCTGCCGCACCGGAAAGCGGGGAATAAGCCATGACGAGTCCCGCAGCGCGTCACATGATGCGGGTCTCGGCCTCTGAGACTGCGCGGCGGACTGCTGCTCCGCTGCGCAATGCAACTGCCTATGAGCAGATGCTCGTCAAGCTGGCCGCAGACTGTCGCACGTTAAAACAAATCCGCTCCAATGAACGCAAGGCAGACAAAAAGCGTGAGCTGCTGCCGTTCTGGCTGCCGTGGGTGTCGGGTGTCCTCAGCGCCGGAAAAGGGGCGCAGGATGACATTGTCATGACCGTCATGCTGTGGCGTCTCGATGCGGATGACATCGCCGGTGCTCTGGAGATTGCCCGCTATGCGATGACCTATGGCCTGACCATGCCGACCGGCGGCCACCGCCGCACCACGCCGTATTTACTGGCCGAAGAGGTCGCCCTGTCAGCGCAGCGCCTGCTCGATGCGAAACAGCCTGTCGGGCTGCAACTCCTGCTCGATACTATCGCACTGACCGAACGGGCAGACATGCCGGATATCGTGCGCGCGAAGCTGCACAAAATTACCGGCTACGTGCTGCGTGAGGCTGGCCGTCTGACCGACGCGCTGGCACACCTGCAGCGTGCGATCCAGCTGGAGCGGGCTATCGGTGTGAAAAAAGATATTGAACAGCTCGAGCGCGCGCTGAAACCCAAAGCAGAACCCGCACCAAAACAGAATAAACCGCGCACGCGCAAACCTGCCGCCAAACCGGCGGCAGGGCGCGGGCGTCCTCCGAAAGCGGCAAAAGCCGCAGGTTAAAAGAGCGCTCCCCGAGCCGGGCGGCACGCCGGTCAATGCGGGTATTGATTGCCCTGACTGCGACCTGCGTCCACCGCCCACCCATTACCTGAGGTTGTCATGACGACAGTGATTATTGAGCCAAAAAAAGAGCCGCAGGATGTGCCGGGCGTGGTGATACCACCACCGGGCGTGAGCGAGCCGGTAATAAAAAACACCTTCTTTTTCCCTGATGTGGATCCGAAGCGTGTGCGCGAGCTGATGCGTCTGGAGCAGACCGTTTCCGCGCTGCGCCTGAATGATGCGATTAAAGCCGGTATGGCTGAAACCAATGCGGAGCTTGCTCTGTGGCGGGTTGAGCAGACGGCCGCAGGGCATGACACGCTGGCTGATGTGCCTGCCGATGATATCGATGGCGAAAGCGTGCGCTGTTTCCACTATTTCCGCGCCGTCTGCGCCATGACCAGCGCCACGCTGTTTGAGCGTTATCGCGGCATCGATGCGACGGCAAAAGGCGACCGCAAAGCGGAAAGCACTGAGGCGGTTATCGATGAACTGTGGCGGGATATGCGCTGGTCTGTGGCGCGTATTCAGGACAAGCCGCGCTGTATTGTCGGCCAAATCTGATGAAGGTCAGGGCGATGCAGGGTGACACCCTCGATGCGATTTGCGCCCGCTATTACGGGCGCACTGAGGGCGTCGTTGAAACGGTGCTGCAGGCGAATCCGGGGCTGTCGGAGCTGGGCGTTATTCTGCCGCACGGCACGGCAATCGAACTGCCCGAAACCGACAGCGCCCCGAAAACCGAAACGGGGAATTTATGGGACTGAGTGTGGAAAAAATCACGACGTTTATCGCTTACTGGCTGGCTGTGGGGCTGGCGTATTTCGGGGCGATGTCCCCCGAAAAGCTGGCGCTCTATGTGGGGAGTGCCTGCGCCATTTTTACCGCGCTGACGAATTACTGGTTTAAGCGCAAAACGTATCGCTACCTGACCTCACTCGGACCCGATAAGGGGGCTGCCCGTGAGCTCAATCATTAAACGCTGCAGTGTGGCCGCCGTGCTGGCGCTGGCCGCGCTGATGCCTGACTTTCGTCTGCTTAACACCTCGCCCGAAGGGCTGGCACTGATTGCCGACCTCGAAGGATGTCGCCTGACACCTTACCAGTGCAGCGCGGGAGTGTGGACGTCAGGCATCGGCCACACTGCCGGGGTGGTCCCGAAAGGGGATATTACCGAACAGCGCGCGGCGGAGAATCTCGTTGCCGATGTGCTTAACGTCGAGCAACGGCTCGCGGTCTGTGTGCCGGTGGATATGCCACCGCGCGTCTATGACTCGCTGGTCAGTTTTGCGTTTAACGTCGGAACCGGTGCGGCCTGTCGGTCGACGCTGGTCTCGTTTATCAAGCGTCACCAGTGGTGGCAGGCGTGCGACCAGCTCACCCGTTGGGTGTATGTCAACGGCACAAAAAATAAAGGGCTGGAGAACCGCCGTGCACGGGAGCGGGCTTACTGCGTAAAGGGGATGCAATGAAAGTGCTGATAATTCTGCTGGCAGGGTTGCTCGCCGTGGTGCTGTGGCTGCGCCACGATAACGCGAACTTATCCCGATCTTTTGAGAAAGCGAACCGCGTCGCCAGTGAGCAAAAGATGACGATTGGCATGCTGAAAAATCAACTTGCCGTATCGCAGCGAATCGCCAGGGCGAATGAGGATGCGCAGGTCAGACTCGGAGATGAGCTGGCCGTTGCCGGTGAGCAGGCGGCAAGACGGGAAGAAACCATAACGAGGCTGATGAATGAAAACGAGACGTTACGCCGCTGGTACAGCGATAAGCTGCCTGATGTTGTGCGCCGGTTGCACATCCGAACAGGCTGCGCCTCCGCCGCCCGTTGTATACAACGCCTGCCCGAAGGTGAGTCTCTGCCCGATGCCGGGAAGCGAGCCCGTCACTAACGGTGATCTGAGTGCCGATATTCGCAGGCTTGAGCACGCGCTCACCGCCTGTGCGATTAAGGTCGAAACCATCAAAGACTGTCAGGATAAAATCGATGCAGAAAATGAAAAGCCTGCGCAAAGCGCTGAATGACGCCGTCCCGCAGCTCCTGAAAAACCCCGAGATGATGCGTATCTTTGCCGATGAGGGGAATATCGATGCGCGTCTCGCGGCTTCTCTGTCCCATGAAAAGAAATACACGCTGAATGTGATTGTGTGTGACTTTGTCGGCGACCCCGACCTGATTTTTGTGCCGGTGGCGGCGTGGCTGCGAGAAAACCAGCCGGATATCTGCACACTTGATGAGGGGCGCAAAAAGGGCTATCGATTCCAGATGGATTTAAATGACGGGGATAATGTTGATATCAGCATCAGCCTGCAACTGACGGAGCGTACCCTTGTCCGGGAGGAGAACGGTGCGTTACACGTCAGCTATGCTCCGGAGCCAGCCCTGCCGGAGCCTGTCACCCGCCCGACCGAGCTCTATATCAATGGTGAGCTGGTGAGTAAATGGGATGAATGAATTTAAGCCTTTTGACGACAAACTTGCAGGGCTTATCGGAGCATTGTCACCGGCGTCACGGCGTAAGCTGGCCGCAGAGATAGCGAAACAACTTCGTGCCGCACAGCAGCAACGTATCAGGCAACAAAAAGCGCCGGACGGCACGCAGTATCAGGTACGTAAGCGCCAACCGCTCAGGGCAAAAAAAGGACGTATTAAACGGGCAATGTTTCAGACGCTGCGAACGAGTCGCTACATGAAAGCCAGTGGCCGTAATGATGCTGCAATGGTTGAATTTACCGGCAAAGTACAACGTATCGCACGCATTCACCAGTATGGCCTTAAAGACAGGCCAACCCCCCATGCTCAGGAAGTACAATACCCAGAGCGCCAGTTACTCGGATTTAGTTCAGAAGATAAGCTGCAAGTTGAAGGCATTGTTATCAACTGTCTGACAAAAATGTTTGAAAAGTGATTTGGGTTATTTTTTGTGGTAGTAGTAACATGTGCAAGTTGATTTTATATTGGCTATAGTAAATCCCGCTATATCTACTACTAGAGGGATTTTTACACATGGCTTACGGTGCTCACTTCCATAGAGGCGACTTGCATATACATAGTTTTGGTGATGGGGGCTCATATGACGTAACTGATAGTCAAATGACACCAGAAAATATCATTGCTAAGGCTATTGAGAAAAAATTATCAGTAATAAGTATAACAGATCATAATAAAATTAAAAACTCGATGGATGCTGTGAATCTAGCATCTGGTACAGAGTTATTAGTTATTCCTGGTATTGAGGTTTCAACAACGCAAGGTCATTTATTGATCTATTTTCCGACTAATCAAGATTTAGAAAATTTTTATGGTAAGTTGACTTTTGATGCACCAAGAAAATTTTGCTCGCAAGGGATTTATGATTGTTTGGAATATGCAGTTAAATATAATGGGATTGGTGTTTTAGCTCATATAGAAGTTGACTCAGGTTTCGAAAAAACAATTGGAAAATTTAACGAGGTTTTTGATGTTGCTTTTCAACATCCTGCTATATTGGGATTGGAAATCAAAAATCATAGTTCAGTAAATCATTACACTGAATATGATGATTCAGCCGATAGAAAAACAGTGATGAAGAGAAGGAATATAGCTCTTGGTTTGCCAGAAAATTATAAGTTAGCTAAGGTTATGTCCTCTGATGCTCATTCAATGAATGCTTTTGGTAAAAATGCAGATGGGGCTGATAGATTAACTAGATTCAAGATGGATGAGTTGAGTTTTGAGAGTCTCAGAATCTCATTGATTAGTCATGACTCAAGGGTAAGGCTTGAAGATGACATACCATTATCGATACCAAGATTCAAAGAGTTTAAGGCTAAAGGTGGGATTCTTGATGGTGTGAATTTTGAGTTTAGAAATAATATGAATTGTATTATTGGTGGCCGAGGGACAGGGAAATCAACTTTGATTACTGCTATCCAAGAAGCTTCAAATAACTCTGTAAATACAACTAATATTCAAGGGAGTTCTGCCTGGCCGGAAAGAATAGAGTTGAAGTATGAAAATGAAGCTGGGCAGGAATTTTTATGCGTACTTGAACATGGAAAGCTAGAGTGTTTTAATGAGCAAGGAGAACCGACAGAGGTTGCTATTCCGATAGAAGCGTATTCTCAAGGTTTTACCTCATTTACCAATAATTCAGAACGAGATGAACGAGACGAAAAATTATTGAATTTTTTCGATAGTTTTATAAATGTTGAACAATTAAAAAAAGAAGATAAATATAAAATAACCCAAGTGTTAGCCAATTATGAATATTTAGAAAGACTTACTAATGAAGTTTCTCAGAAAATTGAAATTGAAAAAGAATTAGCACAGCAGCTTAGTAAAAAAGAAGCTTACGAAAAACAAAATGTAGGTGAGCTTATGCAGTTACATTCAGGATTAATTGAGGAAGCTGCCTTAAGGGTTGATCTTGAAAGTTCACTTAGCGAACTTAAAAAAAGATATGAAGCAGTATTATCTGATAAGAATGATATTAATGACCTACTTGCTATTGACGTAAATAAAGTAAAGGTAGGTAAGGATCATGTATCTAAGGTTATACAAATAATTCAGTCGTTTTCTGATGTTGTTGATAATCATCAAAAAGAGTTAAATAAAGAGTTAACTGAAAAGCTAGGGTTGCTACGTAATGAAATTTCTGAGTGGCGTCAGAAAGAAAAGGGTGCTAAAGATAGAATAGATGCTATTAAGAAAAAATTAGACGAAGAGAAAATACCTTATGACGAAACTAAATTTGTAAAATTGTCTAATGATATAACGAGCCTACAACGTCGCAGCAAAAATATTGAACGATCTGAAAAGCGTCTAAAAGAAGTTAGGAGTGAGCGAAGACAACTGTTAAAGGAAAGGTCAGACATTCATACCAATATTCATAATCAAAGATTAGCTTTGTGCACGAGAATAGAGAGAGATCTTTCTGAGTCTGTAGATGGTCTTTATGTCAACGCGAAAATAGGAAAGGAGTATTTGTCAAAAGAGTTCTCATCATTTATTAAGCAGGTTATGGATTGGCATAGATGGGCCAATAGTAATAAAATTGCAGATGCTATATCTCCACTTGATTTTTATAAGAATATGAAGTTGAAGAGGTATGGATTTTTAACTGAGCTAGGGTTTGAGCAAACCGAAATTGATGAGATTGTTGAAAATATTTCCGGATTGACTTTAGAAAAGATTCTTTCTATTTCGTTCCAGGAACGACCTGAATTGATCGTCACTCGGCATAACAAAGTGGATGGAAGCGCTACAGTCAGAGATATTAGTGAATTGAGTCTAGGTCAGCAGCAGTCTATTATGCTATCTATTTTAATTCAATCTGATAGTTGTTTGCCCCTTATAATTGATCAGCCTGAAGATAATCTTGATTCTGAATTTATTTTTAATAGCGTTGTTGCTAACCTGAGGAAGTGTAAAGAAAGGCGGCAAATAATAGTTGTCACTCATAACTCAAATATCGGTGTGTTGGGAGATGCAGAACTGGTTATTCCTCTTGTTGGAACAAGTGAGAAATCATTAATTCCTAGTTTAGGGTCTATAGATAACAATAAAACACAAGAACAATGTTGTGAGATTCTTGAAGGTGGTAGAAGAGCTTTCACGACGCGGAAGGAAATTTATAGAATTTGACATTGTCTTTACGTTTTAAGTGAAAAATTGGACGAGTTTAAACCTCGTCCAATTAATATTACTATTTTCTTCTCAAAGCTTCATGTACAATAAGTTGTTCAACTGGAGTTAATGGTCTGTTTTCTATGAATGTTTTTGTGAAGTTGTCATTTTTAAAACTAATGGCTTTAGTAGTAATTAAATCTTTGTAAATGAATTTTTTGTCAGCGTTGCTTAATGTTTTAAATTGCTCCATTGGTGTGTTTTCTAATTTGGAGTACCTTAGTGTGCTTAATGTGAACCCTCTTTCTTCTTGTAATCTCTTTTCCATGTCGATAATGTGTTTTTCAATGTAATCATTAACTGAGATACCAGTAAGAGGTATGATTTTTCCTGTTATATAGTGAGGGAAATTATTTTGTTTTTCATAGTTGATAGATGCAGTCATTTCAGTATAACTGTCGCCTGAAATGTTCAAGGCCGCCTCGTTAGCCAAAAAATAAAGATCAACTGCGAAATTAAAAATAGCGGGGTATATGTCCACGTAGTTATTGTAAAAAATGAATGTCTCGCGAATGTGTCTTTTTGTTTGTTCTTGTTTTGTGTCTTTTATAATGCGTTCAATTATATCTATAGGTAATAGGCATAAGAGACTTACTTCCGCACGTACATTACCCATGTCAGATGATTTTATTCCTTTTGAGGAATTTAGTAGTTCTGAGTGATGTAAATAGAAGTTACGCAATGCTTTTAATGAAAGATATCGCTTGTTATCTTTTCCGATTTTCTTGTTTGTTGCTATTTCATATTTTTCAAAAGAGCTGCAAAGTGAACAAAGTAAATTGTATAAGTCGTCAGGATCAGGTGAGGAAGTGAATGTAAAATATCTTTTAAAAAATCTAGATATCTCAATTTCACAACTTTCTTTAGGTGTCATAATAGTGTCCGAAATTTAAAAGATAAGTGATGATATGATAGTGAGGTGAAGTTGAAATATCGATCTTTTTATGTGAGTTTTATAAAAAATCTAACTTTTTTGATTGTCGCCCAAGTGAACTGGTGGTATTTCGATAAGGAGTCAGTAGGTTTGTTTTTGAGGCACATGAGATACCTCTTGTTGTGTCACCGCCTACAAAACCCCGCCCGATTGCCGCTGGCCTTGCCCAGCGGCATCCTTTCCCCATGAATACTTTAAATTCCATTCAGGATATCGCCCGCGCGATCCGAAACCTTATCCGCACCGGTATTGTGACTGCAGTCAATCCCGATGAGGGGCTCTGCCGTGTCCAGACCGGCGGGATGCAAACCACGTGGCTAAACTGGCTGACCTGTCGCGCCGGTCGCTCGCGTGTCTGGTGGGCTCCCTCGGTTGGCGAGCAGGTGCTGATTCTTGCCATTGGCGGCGAGCTCGACACCGCCTTTGTGCTGCCCGGTATTTTTTCTGATGACCATCCCGCGCCGTCGGCCTCCCCTGATGCCTTTCACGTTTCCTTTCCTGACGGGGCGGTTATTGAGTACGAACCTGAAATCGGGGCGCTCACGGTGAGCGGTATTAAAACTGCTGACGTCACCGCGTCGGACGCCATTACCGCAACGGTGCCGCTGGTACTGGTCAAAGCGTCCACCCGCATTACGCTCGATACCCCCGAGGTGGTCTGCACCAACAAACTGACCACGGCCACGCTTGAGGTGCAGAAAGGCGGGAAGATGAGTGGCGATATTGAGCACGGCGGCGGCACGTTTAAATCCAACGGCGTACAGGTGGATGACCATGACCACGGCGGCGTGAAACGGGGCGATGACAGAACGGTGGGGACAAAATGACGACGAGCTATCTGGGAATGAACCGTCATAGCGGGCTCAGTATTTCTGAGGTTGAGCATATCAGGCAGAGCGTGCGCGACATTCTGGTCACGCCGGTGGGCTCGCGTGTCATGCGTCGTGAATACGGCTCGCTGCTGTCGGCATTGATGGACCAGCCGCAGACCCCGGCACTGCGCCTGCAGATTATGGCCGCGTGTTATTCCGCGATCCAGAAGTGGGAGCCGCGCGTCAGCCTGACGACCATCACCTTTGAACGCGGGGAGAATGACGGCGCGATGTATGTTGATATCACCGGCACGCGGTCGGCGTCAGGCCAGCCCTTTTCTATCACCCTTCCACTGAGTTAAACACTATGGCTATTGTTGACCTGAGCCTGCTCGCTGCGCCTGATGTGGTGGATGAGCTGGATTATGAAACCATTCTGGCAGAGCGAAAGGCGACGCTTGTCTCACTATATCCCGAGGAACAGCAGGAGGCGGTTTCGCGCACGCTGACGCTTGAATCTGAGCCGATGGTTAAGTTACTGCAGGAGAACGCTTACCGGGAGATTATCTGGCGTCAGCGCGTGAATGAATCGGCTCGCGCGGTCATGCTGGCGTATGCCGCCGGTAATGACCTCGATAATATCGGCGCAAATTTCAGCGTCGGGCGTCTTGTTATCACGCCTGCCGATGAGACCACGCTGCCGCCCACACCTGCCGTTATGGAGTCGGACACCGATTACCGTCTGCGCGTTCAGCAGGCATTTGAAGGAATGAGCGTGGCCGGGTCTGTCGGCGCTTATCAGTTCCATGGTCGCAGCGCTGACGGGCGGGTCGCAGATATCTCAGTAACCAGCCCGTCACCCGCCTGTGTGACGATTTCTGTGCTGTCGCGTGAAAACAACGGCGTCGCCTCTGATGAGCTGCTCACTGTTGTCCGTAACGCACTTAACGCCGAAGATGTCAGGCCGGTCGCAGACCGTGTGACGGTGCAGTCAGCCGACATTGTTGACTACCAGATAACCGCCTCGCTTTATCTCTATCCCGGTCCAGAAAGCGAACCCATTCGCGCCGCCGCCGTGAAAAAGCTGGAGGGCTATATCAGTGCGCAGCACCGCCTCGGGCGTGACATTCGCCTGTCTGCCATTTATGCCGCGTTGCATGTTGAGGGTGTCCAGCGTGTGGAGCTGGCCGCGCCGGTGGCTGACCTCGTGCTCAGCAGTGCGCAGGCGTCATTTTGCACTGATTACAGCGTTGTGATTGGGGGCTCGGATGAGTGATACCCGTCTGCTGCCGGTGGGCTCGTCACCGCTTGAGGTGGCGGCGGCGCGTGCCTGCGCGGATATCGAAAACACCCCCGTCCCGCTGCGTCGTCTGTGGAACTCTGACACCTGCCCGGCAAATTTGCTGCCGTGGCTGGCGTGGGCGTTTTCTGTCGACCGCTGGGATGAGAACTGGCCGGAGGAAACGAAACGCGCGGTCATCCGTGATGCGTACTTTATTCACTGTCACAAAGGCACTATCGGTGCTGTTCGTCGGGTGGTGGAGCCACTCGGTTATGTCATCAACGTTACGGAGTGGTGGGAGACCCGCGACCAGCCCGGCACATTCCGGCTTGATATTGGTGTGCTGGAAAGCGGTATTTCTGAGGAAATGTATTTTGAAATGGAGCGCCTGATTGCGGATGCGAAACCTGCCAGCCGTCACCTGATTGGCCTGAATATTATCCAGGACATTCCCGGTCATATGTATGTCGGTGGTGTGGTGTATGACGGCGACATTATTACGGTTTATCCCGGATGAGTGAGGAATAATGAGCACGAAATTTAAAACAATTATTACCACCGCCGGAGCTGCAAAACTGGCGGCGGCCACGGTGCCGGGTGGTAAAAAGGTGAACTTTACCGCGATGGCCGTCGGGGATGGCGGTGTCGTACTGCCGGAGCCGAACGTCGGGCAGGTAAAGCTCATCAATGAAGTCTGGCGTCATGCGCTGAATAAAATCAGCCAGGACAACAAAAATAAAAACTATATCGTGGCTGAGCTGGTCATTCCTCCCGAGGTGGGCGGCTTCTGGATGCGTGAGCTGGGTCTGTATGATGACGCAGGCACGCTGATTGCCGTTGCCAATATGGCGGAGAGCTACAAGCCGGAGCTGGCGGAGGGCTCGGGGCGTGCGCAGACCTGTCGCATGGTGATTATCGTCAGCAGTATTGCCTCAGTGGAGCTGTCCATTGACGCGACAACGGTGATGGCCACGCAGGATTATGTCGACGACAAACTGGCAGAGCATGAGCAGTCCCGCCGCCATCCCGACGCCACGCTGAAAGAAAAGGGCTTTGTGCAGCTCAGCAGCGTCACCGACAGCACGTCTGAGAGCCTCGCAGCGACGCCAAAGGCAGTTAAGGCGGCCTATGACCTTGCCAGTGGTAAATATACGGCTCAGGACGCGAGCACGGCTCAGAAAGGTCTGGTGCAGCTCAGCAGCGCCACCGACAGCGTGTCTGAGGCGCACGCCGCAACGCCGAAAGCGGTTAAGACGGTGAATGATAATGTGAATGGTCGCGTCCCGTCTGAGCGAAAAGTTAACGGACATTCGCTGGGCGGTGATATCAGTGTCACCTCACAGGATATTTTTGACGGTCAGTGTGTTGAAATTGGTCCGGGTCAGGATCTGGATAATTACCAGACGCCGGGTCTGTATGTTCAGCCCGCAAATGCCAATACCAGTGCTGCTCTGCATTACCCGGAAAATAACGCCGGTTCCTTGATGGTTTTAAGAAGCGCAGGGATAACGCAGGTTTATCGCGTGTACAGCGGTTCGCGAAGTTATTCGCGGAGCAAATATTCCACGCAGCCATGGACGACGTGGACACCCGATGATGCTTTTCCTGTCGGTGCGCCGATTCCGTGGCCATCTGACATCGCCCCGCCCGCTTACGCCTTAATGCAGGGACAGTCATTTGATAAATTTGCATATCCATTGCTTGCTGTAGCGTATCCCTCTGGTGTTATCCCGGATATGCGTGGTCAGACGATAAAGGGCAAGCCGGACGGACGAGCGGTACTCTCGTATGAACAGGACGGTATTAAATCGCACGCTCACACAGCCAGTATTTCCGATACCGATTTGGGAACGAAATATACCAGCTCTTTTGATTATGGTTCAAAACCAACAACCAGTTTTGACTACGGCAATAAGTCCTCCACTGAGGGGGGATGGCACGTACATAACTTTCGTTATTGTGCTACGTCTGCATACCGGGATACTCCTGGCTCAGGGCTGGGGATGCACTCGTCGAATATTTCGTGGTCAGCCGGGGATCGCATTGAGGGGAGTGGTAATCATGCACATGTTACGTGGATTGGTCCCCATGATCACTGGGTTGGTATCGGTGAGCATAACCATTATGTGGTTATGGGGTATCACGGACATACAGCGACCGTTCATGCAACCGGGAATACAGAAAACACCGTTAAAAATATTGCGTTTAACTACATTGTGAGGCTTGCATAATGGCTTTTGAAATGACCGGAGAAAACCGGACAATTATTCTTTATAACCTTCGTTCAGATACAAATGAATTTATTGGGAAATCTGATGGGTTTATCCCTGCTAATACGGGCTTGCCTGCCTACAGCACCGATATTGAACCCCCAAAAGTAACGGCGGGTTTTGTGGCTGTTTTCGATGCTCAGGCTAATAAATGGTCGCGGGTGGAAGACCACCGCGGGACAACCGTTTATGACATCAGCACCGGCAAGCCCGCTGTTATTGAAAAGCTGGGCGCTCTGCCTGATAACGTTGTGTCGGTTGCACCTGACGGGGAGTATGTTAAATGGGATGGCGCTAAGTGGATCCACGATGCCGAAGCGGAAAAAACATTTCGTCAGGGGCAGGCGGCGCAGGAAAAAGCAAACCTGCTGATGATTGCAACATCGGCGATTGCCCCGCTGCAGGATGCCGTTGATCTGGATATGGCAACGGAAGACGAAGCGGCCGCGCTTAATGAATGGAAAAAGTATCGCGTAATGCTCAACAGGGTCAAACCCGAAGATGCCCCCGATATCACATGGCCGGAACTGCCCGCATAACCGGCATCACTCAGGCGGGCGGTTGCCCGCGCTTTCCGGCTCCCCGGTTGTGTCAGACCTTATCCAACCCTGACAAATAGCCCGTCATCACCACACAACAGAAAATACACTCACCCTTAACCACGGAGTTAAACGGATGAGTGATTTTCATCATGGCGTAGAGGTCATCGAGATTAACGATGGCGTGCGCACCATTTCCACAGTCTCAACGGCCATCATCGGCATGGTCTGCACGGCCAGCGATGCTGACGAAAAGACATTTCCCCTCAATGAGCCGGTGCTCATTACTAACGTGCAAAGCGCTATCGGTAAGGCGGGCAAAAAGGGGACGCTGTCGACATCCCTGCAGGCCATCGCTGACCAGTGCAAACCGGTCATTGTGGCCGTGCGCGTGGCCGAAGGCGCAGAAGACCCGGATGACCCGGAGGCCGGGAAGAAACAAACCATTTCCAACATCATCGGCACGACCGACGAAAACGGCAAATATACCGGCCTGAAAGCGCTGCTGACGGCGCAGACCGTCACCGGCGTGAAGCCGCGCATTCTCGGCGTGCCGGGTCTGGATCCGCAGGAAGTGGCGACGGCGCTCGCGTCCACCTGCCAGAGCCTGCGCGCCTTTGGCTATGTCAGTGCGTGGGGCTGCAAAACCATTTCTGACGCCATAGATTACCGCGAGAATTTCAGCCAGCGCGAGCTGATGGTTATCTTCCCCGATTTTCTGGCATGGGACACCACGACCAATGAGACTGCGACAGCCTGGGCAACGGCGCGCGCGCTCGGTCTGCGTGCCAAAATTGACCAGACCGTCGGCTGGCATAAAACCCTGTCAAACGTCGGCGTGAATGGCGTCACCGGCGTCAGCGCCTCGGTGTCATGGGATTTGCAGGAGCCCGCGACCGACGCCAACCTGCTTAACAAAGCCGGTGTTACGACGCTTATCCGCAATGACGGTTTCAAGTTTTGGGGAAACCGCACCTGCTCGGATGACCCGCTTTTCCTGTATGAGAACTACACCCGCACCGCGCAGGTGCTGGCCGACACGATGGCGGAGGCGCATGCGTGGGCGATGGATAAACCCATCACCCCGACCCTCATTCGCGACATCGTTTCGGGCATCAATGCCAAATTCCGCGAGCTGAAAAACAACGGCTATATCGTTGACGGCTCCTGCTGGTATGACCCGGAGTCAAACGAGACCGCGACCCTGAAAGTCGGGAAACTGTATATCGATTACGACTACACCCCCGTCCCGCCGCTGGAGAACCTGACCCTGCGCCAGCGCATCACCGATACCTATCTGGCGAATCTGTCGGATGCGGTCAACAGCTAAGGAGCCAGGAACATGGCGTTACCCCGCAAACTTAAATATCTGAATATGTTCAACGATGGCCTCAGCTACATGGGCGTTGTTGAGTCCGTCACCCTGCCAAAGCTGACCCGCAAGCTGGAGAAATATCGCGGCGGCGGGATGCCGGGCGCGGTGTCGGTTGACCTCGGCCTCGATGACGACGCGCTGTCGCTGGAGTGGACGCTTGGCGGTCTGCCGGCCGTTGAGCTGTGGGCGCAGTATGCCTCGCCGGGCGCTGACAGTGTGCCGCTGCGCTTTACCGGCTCTTTCCAGCGTGATGACACCGGCGCGATTTCTGCCGTCGAGGTGGTGATGCGTGGCCGTCACAAAGAATATGACGGCGGTGAGAACAAGCAGGGCGAAAGCGGCACGACCAAAATGTCGACCGAGTGCGCCTATTACCAGCTCACGATTGATGGCCGCGAAGTCATCGAGATTGACGTCGTTAACATGGTGCTGAAAGTCGACGGCGTAGACCGTCTGGCGGAGCACCGCAGGGCGATTGGCCTGTAATCCCTTAACCGGTCAGTGAGGCTGGCCGGTCCCTTTTCCTGATGAGAATACCCATGAAAAATATCAATGAAACTGCCGTTACTGACACTGAAACCGTCAATCCGAATGTGGTGATTTTTGATACCCCGCTGATGCGCGGTGAGCAGAAAATTGAACAGGTCACGCTGACCAAACCGAATGCCGGAACCCTGCGTGGGGTATCGCTGGCCTCGCTGGCGAATTCTGACGTTGATGCGCTGATTAAAGTGCTGCCGCGCATGACGTATCCCGCACTGACTGAGCACGAGGTCACGCGTCTCGATGCGTCTGATCTGATTTCGCTGGCCGGTAAGGTGGTCGGTTTTTTGTCACCTGCTTCGGGGCGCTGACCTTTCCGAAAAACCTGTCGGTCGATGACCTGATGGCGGATATCGCGGTGATTTTCCACTGGCCGCCATCAGAGTTACATTCCCTGAGCGTGACCGAGCTCCTGACATGGCGCGACAAGGCGCTGCAACGAAGCGGAAACCATCATGAGCAATAACGTCAGAATCGAGGTGCTGCTGAATGCCGTCGACCGGGCGAGCCACCCGCTCAAAGCGATTCAGAACGCCAGTAAATCCCTGTCCGGTGATATCCGCACGTCACATAAAAGCCTGCGCGAGCTGAATGTGCAGGCATCCCGTATCGATGGATTCCGAAAAGCCAGCGCACAGCTTGCCGTGACCGGTCACGCGCTTGATAAAGCGAAACAGGAAGCCGAAGCGCTCGCCACGCAGTTTAAAAACACGGAGCGACCGACACGCGCACAGGCGCAGGTGCTTGAATCCGCGAAGCGTGCCGCCGAAGGGCTGCAGACGAAATACAACAGCCTCACGGAGTCGGTAAAGCGCCAGCAGCGCGAGCTCGGTGCGGCGGGAATTAATACCCGTAATCTGGCAAATGATGAGCGGGGGCTTAAATCCCGTATCAGTGAAACCACCGCCCAGCTCAACCGTCAGCGTGAGGCACTGGCGAAAGTCAGCGCACAGCAGGCGAAGTTAAGCCGGGTGAAAGAACGGTATCAGGCCGGTAAATCACTGGCCGGTAACGCGGCGGCGGCGGGCGCTGCCGGTGTCGGTATTGCGACGGCGGGAACGATGGCCGGGGTTAAGCTGCTGACGCCGGGCTATGAATTTGCGCAGAAGAACTCAGAGCTGCAGGCGGTGCTCGGTGTCGACAAACAGTCACCCGAAATGCAGGCGCTGCGCAAACAGGCACGCCAGCTCGGGGACAATACGGCGGCCTCTGCCGATGATGCGGCGGGGGCGCAGATTATTATCGCCAAAAGCGGCGGGGATGCGGCTGCGATTCAGGCGGCGACGCCGGTGACGCTGAATATGGCGCTGTCCAACAAGCGCACGATGGAAGAGAACGCCGCGCTGCTGACCGGGATGAAATCAGCGTTTCAGCTCTCAAATGACAAGGTCGCGCATATTGGTGATGTTCTCTCGATGACGATGAACAAAACCGCCGCCGATTTTGACGGGATGAGCGATGCGCTGACCTATGCCGCGCCGGTGGCGAAAAATGCCGGGGTGAGTATCGAGGAAACCGCCGCGATGGTGGGGGCGCTGCACGATTCAAAAATCACCGGCTCGATGGCGGGAACGGGAAGCCGTGCTGTCATGAGTCGCCTGCAGGCACCGACCGGCAAAGCCTATGACGCCATCAAAGAGCTCGGGGTGAAAACCTCCGACAGCAAGGGCAACACCCGCCCGATATTTTCCATCCTGAAAGAAATGCAGCGCAGTTTTGAGAAAAATAATCTCGGAACTGGTCAGAAAGCCGAATACATGAAAACCATTTTCGGGGAGGAAGCCAGCTCAGCGGCCGCCGTGCTGATGACGGCGGCCTCAACCGGCAAGCTCGATAAGCTCACCGCCGCGTTTAAAGCCTCGGACGGCAAGACTGAGGAGCTGGTTAAGGTTATGCAGGATAACCTCGGCGGCGACTTCAAAGAATTTCAGTCAGCCTATGAGGCGGTCGGGACTGACCTGTTTGACCAGCAGGAGGGCTCACTGCGTAAGCTGACGCAGACGGCCACGCAGTATGTGCTCAGGCTCGACGGCTGGATCCAGAAAAATAAGGGGCTGGCGACCACTATTGGCGTGGTAGTCGGGGGCGCGCTGGCGCTGATCGGGGTGATGGGCGGGATTGGCCTTATCGCATGGCCGGTGGTAATGGGGATTAATGCCATCATTGTGGCGGCTGGCGTACTCGGGGTGGTTTTCAGTACGGTCGGTGGCGCGATTGTCACGGCTATTGGCGCAATCAGCCTGCCGGTGCTGGCGGTCGCCGGGGCGGTGGTGGCCGGGGCGCTGCTTATCCGTAAATACTGGGAGCCGATTGGTGCATTCTTCTCGGGCGTGGTGGAGGGGCTGAAAGCTGCCTTTGCCCCGGTGGGGGCGATGTTTACCCCGCTCGCGCCGGTGTTTGATGCCATTGCGGAAAAGCTGGGCGTTGTCTGCCAGTGGTTTAAAGACCTTCTTGCGCCGGTGAAAGCCACGCAGGACACGCTCGACAGTTGCAAAAATGTCGGCGTGGCGTTTGGTCAGGCGCTGGCTGATGCGCTGATGACGCCGCTCAACCTGTTTAACAGCCTGAGCGGCAAGGTTGACTGGCTACTGGAGAAACTCGGCGTTATCAAAAAAGAATCGACCGACCTCGACCAGACTGCAGCCAACGCGGATAAGGCTTCATCGGGTGGCGGGTATATCCCTGCGACAGCGAGTTATGGCGGGTATCAGGCGTATCAGCCGGTCACTGCGCCTGCAGGTCGCTCTTATATCGACCAGAGCAAAAGCGAATACAACATCACCCTGCAGGGTGGCGCTGTGCCGGGTGGAGACCTTGACCGCCAGCTCCGCGACGCCGTCGACAAACTTGACCGTGAAAAGCGCGCGCGTCAGCGATCCAACATGAGACTCGACTGAGAGAGGGGGCAAAATGTTAATGGTGCTGGGCTTTTTTGTGTTTGAACGGCGCACCCTGCCGCATCAGTCGATGCAGTATTCGAAGGACTACCGCTGGGTGTCCAATGACCGTATCGGCAAACGACCGGCTTATCAGTTTCTCGGAGAGGGGGAAACCTCACGCACCCTGTCGGGGACGCTGTACCCTGAAATCACCGGCGGGCGTCTGTCGCTGCTGGCGATTGAGCTGATGGCCGACGAGGGGCGTGCATGGCCGCTGATTGACGGAACCGGCATGATCCACGGGATGTACGTTATCGATAAAGTGACCCACAACCACACCGAGCTTTTCAGCGACGGTGCGGCGAAAAAAATCGAATTCAGTTTGTCCCTGAAACGCGTCGACGAGTCGCTCGCGGCCATGTATGGCGACCTGAAAACGCAGGCGGATAATCTGGTCACGTCAGCCAGTGAATGGGCGGGAGGGCTGGCGGGATGATAACAGGGATGAATATTCAGGCCGGGGCGCGAGTCGCCCCTGCGTATATGCTCACGCTTGATGGGGCGGATATCACGCAGAATTTCAGCGACCGGCTTATCGGCCTGACCATGACCGACAATCGCGGATTTGAGGCTGACCAGCTCGATATTGCGCTCGATGATACCGACGGGCTGGTCGAGCTGCCACCGCGCGGGGCATCGCTGACGCTGTGGCTGGGCTGGCAGGGATCCGCACTGGTCAACAAGGGGAGTTTCACGGTTGATGAAATCGAGCACCGGGGCGCACCTGATACGCTGACCATCCGGGGACGTAGTGCAGATTTTCGCGGCTCGCTGAACTCGCGGCGCGAGCAGTCATGGCACGACACCACGCTCGGGGTGATTGTTGAGACCATCGCGCAGCGTAATAAGCTGACGGCCAGTGTTGCTGACTCTCTGAAAGCCATCGCCATTCCCCATATCGACCAGACGCAGGAATCCGACGCGGCGTTTTTGTCCCGACTTGCTGAGCGTAACGGTGCATCCGTGTCGGTGAAAGCCGGGAAATTATTATTCCTGAAAGCCGGTAGTGCGATGACGGCCAGTGGTAAGCCTATCCCCCAAATGACCGTCGAGCGTGGCGACGGCGACCGCCATCAGTTCGCCATTGCAGACCGGGAGGCTTACACCGGCGTGACGGCGAAATGGTTGCATACCAAAGACCCGAAACCACAAAAGCAAAAGGTGAAGCTCAAACGTAAACCCAGAGAGCAGCATCTGCGTGCGCTGCAGCACCCGAAAGCCGCTAAAACATCGACAAAAGCCAGAGAGAAAAAGGCGCAGGAAGCGCGGGAAGGTGAGTATATGGCCGGAGAGTCTGACAACGTTCTTGAGCTCACGACCATCTATGCCACAAAGGCGCAGGCCATGCGCGCGGCTCAGGCAAAGTGGGACAAGATACAGCGAGGCGTGGCGGAGTTTTCCATTACGCTTGCCACTGGCCGGGCTGATTTATTTCCTGAAACACCGGTTGCCGTGAAAGGCTTTAAGCGCGTGATAGACGAGCAGGCATGGATAATCAGCCGTGTGGTGCACAGCCTTAACGGGAGTGGCTTCACGACGGGCTTAGAGCTGGAGGTTAAGGTTTCTGATGTGGAGTATGAGAGCGAGGAAATAGCACGGTAATTTACTATATGTATTTGTTTTGTAAGGTTAAAATGAGTAAAATATACTGCGTTGAAAACGCTCAGAGGTGCTCATCATGTTTCACTGTCCGAAATGCCATTACGCCGCCCACGCCCGCACGAGTCGCTATTTTTCTGATACCACAAAAGAGCGGTATCATCAGTGCACAAACATCAACTGCAGTTGTACTTTTGTCACGACAGAAACCGTTGAGCGTTTCATCGTTTCGCCGGGGGAAGTCGTACCAGCTCCACCGCACCCGACGATAACCGGTCAGCATCAAATGCCCTGGCTGTGAGCTAAAAGGAAACCCCGCAAATGCGGGGTTTTTTATCGATGTGGTCAATGTGTGGACATTGGAAGAAATAAATCCATTTATTTCAGTATATTACGTGCAAAAAATAAGCCTGCGTAAGGGAGATTACGCAGGCTAAGGAGGTGGTTCCTGGTACAGCTAGCATTTATGGGTTATGTTTTTCAGCGGATGGGATAATACCCTTAATGAACGAAGCGGTATGTGATCGATTTCTAAGAATCTTCCGAACGCTGAAAAATAACCGTAATTAACTACTTAGCATGTGGGTTGCGCGTGGACTCACCGGTAAAATTACGCATCAACAATGCATAATTCAGATCGATATCCTCCGGTACAGGCATCCACACGGTGTAACCATCGCCCGGCGCAACCGGCATCGCTTCGCCTTTCGCGTTTTCCATCTGTCCGAGGGTAAAGTTGATGTTGCCCTGTGGGGTCATCAGCTCCAGGCTGTCGCCGACGGTGAATTTATTTTTCACCAGCACAGCCGCCAGTTCACCTTTACGTTCGCCAGTGAATTCGCCGACAAACTGCTGACGCTCGGAAACAGAGAAGCCGTATTCGTAGTTCTGATAGTCGTCATGCGTATGGCGGCGCAGGAACCCCTCGGTGTAACCGCGATGCGCCAGACCTTCCAGCGTTTCCAGCAGTTGCGGGTCGAACGGTTTACCGGCAGCGGCATCATCAATGGCCTTGCGATAAACCTGCGCGGTACGTGCACAGTAATAGTATGATTTAGTACGGCCTTCAATTTTCAGCGAATGCACGCCCATCTGAGTCAGGCGCTCAACGTGGGCAATGGCACGTAAATCCTTCGAGTTCATGATGTAAGTGCCGTGTTCGTCTTCAAACGCGGTCATGTACTCACCCGGACGCTGGGCTTCTTCGATCATAAAGACTTTGTCAGTCGGCGCGCCAATACCCAGCGTCGGCTCAACATTTTGTACCGGGATAGGCTCGTACTTATGCACGATATTGCCCACCACGTCTTCTTTGCCTTCCTGCACGTTGTATTCCCAGCGGCAGGCATTGGTACAGGTACCCTGATTTGGGTCACGCTTGTTGATGTAGCCAGAGAGCAGGCAGCGGCCAGAGTAAGCCATGCACAGCGCGCCGTGAACAAAGATCTCAATTTCCATATCCGGCACCTGGGTGCGGATCTCTTCAATTTCTTCCAACGACAGTTCGCGGGACAGGATCACACGGGTCAATCCCATCTGCTTCCAGAATTTCACCGTCGCCCAGTTTACGGCGTTAGCCTGTACTGAAAGGTGAATGTCCATGTCAGGGAAGTTTTCGCGCACCAACATAATCAGACCAGGGTCGGACATGATCAGTGCATCCGGTCCCATTTCCACCACCGGTTTCAGGTCACGAATGAAGGTCTTCAGCTTGGCGTTATGCGGGGCAATATTAACCACCACATAGAATTTTTTACCCAGTTCATGGGCTTCATTAATGCCTAGCTGCAGGTTTTCGTGATTGAATTCGTTGTTGCGTACGCGCAGTGAGTAACGCGGTTGGCCCGCATATACAGCGTCTGCGCCATAGGCGAAAGCGTAACGCATGTTTTTCAGCGTTCCCGCCGGGGAAAGGAGTTCCGGTTTAAACAT